AAATTTTTCTTTCAAATAATTCATTTGCCTGTTTATATTCTGGGCTATCTTCTCCATACATTTGTCTTACTTGTTCAAGTTGTTGAATGGATCCTGCTATTCCTTTTAAATTTGGGCCACCAGCACCAAATGGGTTATTAGCTAATGCATTTTCTCTTTTAGCTTGCGCTTGTAATAATGCTAACTGCGCTGCCTGAGATTGAGGTTCAAATTGTGCTTTTGCTTCATTTATCTTATTAAGTGATTCCTGCTCAGGAATTCTTAATTGCGCTAATTGATTCTCAGATTGCTGGTATGGAACTTTTAATTGATTCAAAGCATTGATGGCCGCTTCATTTGATGCGGCATATGGTACTTGAGCGCCAAGTAATTGGTTCTTATAATTTTCAGTTTGCAACCCATGAATCTTGGATAAAATATCCAACATATCTTGTGGTTGTGATAATGGTAAATTAAGTGCCATAATTAAAATCCAAATAATGAACCAATGCCTGAAAATATCTTATTAATATCCGACTGATGCCCGGATGCCTTGCCATATTCTCCCATTGCATTTGCTTCTGCCTGTTGTCTTAATAAATCAGCTAATGCACTCGCTGCTTGTAAACCACGATTCGATAACTGATTTTGTCCACCTAAATATTCTGTATTAACACCTAAAACATTTTGTAAATAACGTTGCATATCATTGGTACTAAATTGTTTTGCATAATCAGCAGCCGATGCAAATAAAGGTGAGCTTCCTAAAAGACCACTTGCTGATGCTGCATTTTGGATACCTTGCTGTCCATATTGCTGCTCTTTTTGAGCCTCAGGTGACATCGAATAACCTTTAAGAATATTATTTACGAATGCCTGTGGATCTTTCATTAAAGCCAATTGTGCTTCTAAATTCGATGTTGCTCTTTGTCCAGCTTGAGTATATGGATTAAATTGCCCTTCACCTTGTTTAATATATTTGTTATAAGCATCCATCGCTTCTTGGTAACCTGCACCACTATTACCAAATAATCCAGATAGAATAGATGCAATACCACCGCCTGCACCTTTCAAAAGATTAAGCGGATTAAACCCGCCTGTTATTGCGCCTGCGCCAGCATTAGAACCAAAATTAATAAGATCTCCTATAGAACTCCCTCCAACGCCTGCAGACGGAGCACCAGCAGCACCTAATCCTCCACCACCCATTCCTCCAGGGCCTTTAGCACCTAAGCCGCCAGGACCAAAATTACCTACATCATATTGCGCGCCACCACCAAACATTTTTGGAAAGAATTGACTTAATAAGTAATAAAGATGATTGCCTTGAAACCCACCACCTTGTCCACCTGCAAACGCCTGAGATTGAGGAATACCAGGATTTGCATTCGCACCTTGTTGTTGCAGAAGTTGCGTCAATGTACTTTGTGTCATTGGTGTAGTTGGTGCTTGTGCAGTGCCCGTCATCATAAAAATAATCTCACGTATAAGTTATGTTATGCCATGCCCCGTTTATATACATTTGCGGGTTATTTGTTGTTGTATTCAAAATAAATTGTCCAGGTGTTGGTGATGCAATGGAATTTACTTGAGTTGTTGTTAAATTTGGTATCAATATTCCAAACTGTGTTAAAAACAACTGCAAATTATCATTGTAACTACCATGCCAATTTTTCCACGCAGCGGATAAATAACCATTTGCATCTGTTATCTTGTCGTATAATGGAGGGCCATCAAATGATAATGCCATCGTTACTCCGGTAAAGTTTCATAATCAATTGTTGCACCTAACAATACGCATTTAATTGCGTTATAACATCGGAACCGAAATGTAAAAGTTCTCGATGTCCCTAACTTTCTAAATATCGTTCTAAAAATTCTTTTGCCTATTGGCCCCATTGGTGCTGATAAAACAGAGCCATATGTTCTTCCACCATCTCTTGAAATGGCGAGCATGATCAAAGGTTGCGCATCTGTTCCTGGATATACAGAATTAGCAGGAACTTCTCCTTGGATTAAATCCAAGAATAAGCGATCAACTCTTTGTCTATTATTTGATTTATCAAATAATTGTTTTGTAATTCTTTCTCTTAATATTGGCTCACCATTATTGGTTAAATAATCTTGGCTTACCTGATAAATCACAGGATTTTGATAATCGCCAAAATAATTAATTCCATTAAAAAACATTGCAACTTGGCCAACATGCCTATTTCGATTTAACGTTTGCTCTTCATGCCATTTCAAATTATTTTGCTGGCTTTGAGTTTCATTAAAAACCCATGTGTTATTTGCAACCGTAAAATTCAATCTGTAAAACACAATTCCATTATCTTGATAACACATGCCTGTTGCATCGGTAATACTGGTATAACCTTGTATTACGTTATCAAGTGCTTGTGAACTTATGGCAATTGCCTCTGTTCCAACCACCATCATGATGTGTCCAAAACCATCTTTGCTATTGGACATAAAAAATAATCTATCAAAAGCACTGACTACACTTGCTTTTGCAATCGTTCCAAATTCCATTAAGAGCGTATTGTTTCGTCTAAAAGGAAAATCAGCCGCTCCTGCATTTTCCCAAACCTCACAAAAATTTTGTGAGAATATAAACAATCTTCTGTGTAGCGTTTTAATCGCTGTAATTGTTCCAGGATGCGCTGTAATCGATGCAACATTCCCAGCTGGTAAATTATTCCAGATGGTTCCTTGATTTAATTGTGATATAACCCATTGGTTTGTTTGGCCAACGGGTACACAAAAAAATCCATCGATATACGCAACACCTAATGGCTTTGCAGGAAATCCATTACCTAATATCGGATTAAACGTTGATAAAGTCGTATCCCATATATAACCCGCAACTCCATCTACAAATATGACCTGAAAGGTATTTGCCTCAATGTCTACTTGTCCTGTAAATGTTGTGAGCGTTCCAATTTGATCGGGAACTAAATTGGAGTTCACTAAAAAAACGCCGCTTCCAACTACCACATACAAGTTTCCATTAAAAACCAATGATCCTCTTACTCCACCAGTTCCTGGAAAATTAATTTTTGCTAATAATCCAGATGTTGGGTTTAAAACTTTTTCTCTCTTTCCTTTCGGATCTTCAAATTCATACCAATTAACCGAACGTTCTCCTGCGATAGAACTATTCGTTTGCCTATTAAAGCCACCAACAATGTCAAACTCAGTACGCAAGGATATTTGGCCAGTAAAAAGGTCTTGGTGTTTCAAGAATGGCAGACGTTCTAATTGTCATGTCAGTCTCATTAGATACTTTCAAATCTGCTAACATCCTTTGATATTCATCTTCTGCTGTTTGCGTCCAATTACCAGATGGATAATATTCTTTAAATGTTCTTGCCATTGCATATACCAAAAACCATTGATAATAAGTGGGTATGTTGGTGACGTCTTGATCAGCTGTTAACTGATCAATCATAAACTTAACTTTTAAATCACAAGGGTAAGGTTGGTCGGGAACAGGATAAAACGTAATAAAGCTTTGCTGTATTTGTTTATTTAAGAAGACAAATCCGGGACGCGCTAATAAATTACTGAGTCGAACCGTATTGTAATATTCCGATTTATTAATAATTTTTAATGGATAGACAATAGTCGGCCCAGTAACTTCTACCGAAAATGTTGCATATTCCAAACTTACAATACGATCATATGTTAAATCAGATGTTACAATGTCAGAAACAGAATAAACATCTTTTCCAACAACCATCGTAAAACTTAAATCTTCAATAAAAGCAATATAAACGCTATTAGCCGAAAACTGAGCTAGTAAAGCATTAATAATGAAAAGCCCTGTGCTTAACATAAAGCTATCGGGCTGTTCATCTACACCAAGTTCTCCGAGTAAAAATAAAGAATTTACAATCAGATCATTGGTTGTCCTCGGCAATTGCGACATTTAAATTCCCCGTTATTTCACTGGAAATTCGGGGCCTATCCCCTTGGTCAGACGACGAGCTGTCTCTTGAGCTCTCGCTCCCGTATTCGTCATCTCTGCGTCGTATTCGTGATATTCTGGACCTAGAACTGGTTTCTTGTCCGTCATCCCCAAGCTTCTCGCTCTGTAGGTTGTGTCCTGCGCGTTGGCGCCGTGGCTTTCGTGTTTTTTCATTTTCATTTACCTCGTTAAGTTTTTCTACATCCCAGGGATTATCAAAATAATCCCCGGTTGCCATCAGTCTTTCATACTCTTCTGTTTCAACGACGGTCATCGTACCGCGTCTATCCCAAATACAACTAAGCATTATGAGAGAACCTTTACTGCGTATTCTGGATGCCATTTAAAGCCATTTAATACGTCGATACGCATATAGTTTTGATAGCTTGTAATATCACCAATTTGAGTTACAGCAAGTGATAAGCCTGTTTCTTCATCGGTTGCAATTGAGCAATATGGAACTTCAAGTTTGTATAAAGGCGGGCATAC